ATACGCTGTCACAACTGCGGACGCGAGCATTGCAGCCGCTCAATACAGTCTCATTGAACAGAAACTAGAAGGCTTCAACGCCCGCGACTTGATCGGTCGCACTTTCACAATCTCTTTCTGGGTCAGGTCCAGCAAGACTGGCGTGCATTGCGTTTCTTTGAGAAACAACGGAGGCGACCGCTCCTATGTTGCTGAGTACACAATCAGCGCCGCGAACACTTGGGAATACAAGTCGATTTCTGTTTCTGGCGGACTAATTACCGCCGGAACGTGGAACTGGACAAATGGCATTGGGTTGCGGCTGCAGTTTGTTCTCGCCTCTGGCACTACCTACCACACCACCGCCAACGCATGGCAAACCGGCAACTTCCTCGCCACCTCTTCCCAAGTCAACTGCCTAGACACCATCGGCAACATCTTCGCGATCACCGGCGTTCAGCTTGAGCTTGGCTCGGTGGCGACGCCGTTCGAGCACCGGCTGATCAATGAAGAACTGGCGGCGTGCCAGCGCTACCTCACCGTCGTGACGATGAACGCTCAGAACGCGTCGGCGGGATTCTCGATTAGTCCGTTTTATCTTCCGGTGGCGATGCGAGCTACACCATCGATGACACAGATCAGTGCTGGAACCGGCGTAAACGCAACTATCAATGTGGTCGTCTCTCAGACGAATCTTGCGGGGTACATGCAGATCAATTCAACCGCAGCCAGCGGGGCTGTCACCAACGCCTCATACTTCGCCTATTCGGACCTTTAATCCATGTACCAACTGACGCAATTTTCAAGTGTCATCCGCTTGACCGATGGTGCGACGATCCCCGCCGATCCAGACAACGCGGACTGGCAGGTTTACCTGCGCTGGCTGTCAAACGGGAACACTCCCGATCCCGTCCCTGCCGCAGTCGTTGAGGGCGTGGCCCGGGCCGAGCGCGACGCCTTGCTGAGATCCACGGACGTCCATGCGCTCGCCGATCGATGGGCGTCGATGACGACGAGCGAGCAGCAGGCGTGGGCCGCCTATCGTCAGGCGCTTCGGGACGTCCCCCAGCAGCCCGGGTTTCCACAGAACATCATCTGGCCGGTCGCTCCGGCCTGAGCGACGACAGGCGGGGTGCTGATTGAGCAGGACGAAGGCTATTGCTCCGGTCAATGCAGCATCCGGGCCGGTCAGATGGTGGCTTAGGCTGACTGGATTCGATGGGATCACTCTGCCGCCGTTCGGGATCTTCATAGTTCAGGAGCGATTGAACGATCAGCGCCTGCGACGTCACGAGCGGGCGCATTGGGATCAGGCGCAAAGGCTCGGTGTCATCCGGTTCTACGCGCGGTACCTTTGGCTCAACTTGCGGCACGGGTACAAGAACAACCCGATGGAGATCGAGGCTCGGGCTGCAGAGACGTCTTTGGGCGGCGATTATTTTGAGACGCAACACGAAAGGCAGGGACGGTGATTGAGCGGAACGAAGGTGCCTGATGGGATGTTGGGCGGGCAATCGCCCGCGAAGGCGTGGGTCCAGTTCAACGGCGAGCGCAACACGAGCGGCACGCTCGACGCCACCAACACGAACCGGCAGATCATCGCCAGCTACAACGTGGCATCGGTCGCCCGGGTGGCCGCCGGCCAGTACCGGGTGAACTTCACGACCGCGATGCCGGACGCGAACTACGTGAGCCTGAACAGTTCGATCGGGCAAGGGTTCTCGTCCCGCGACGCCAGCTTCACCAACACCGCCTCGCAGTGCGGTATCACGACGCGAGCGCTGCAGACGCCGGCCACCTTGGCTGACGTCGCTGCGGTCGACGTGGTGATCTTCGACTGAGCGAGGGCCGCATGGATCCGATCACGGCAGCGATGGCGCTGGCGCAGTTCGCGCCGCAGATCGTGCGCTGGATCACCAAGAGCGACAAGGCCGGCGACGTCGCCCAGAAGGCGGTCGACGTGGCCAAGGCCGTGACCGGCGCTGCCACGTCCGACGAGGCGATAGCTGCGCTGCAGGCCGACCCGAATCTCGTCCTGAAGTACCGGCAGGCCGTGCTCGATCAGGAGGTCGAGTTCGAGCGTATCGCCGTCTCGGCGGCAGAGGCCGTCAACGCGACGATGCGCGCCGAGGCTGCGTCCGAGCGCTGGCCGCAATACTCGTGGCGGCCGGCCATCGGGTTCTCGGTAGCCTTCGCCGTGGCCGGGGCGGTCACGACCGTGTTCATGGCCTACTGGCTGGCCGTGTTCCGGACGGACGCATCTCTCCTGCAACATCTGCCCGGGATCCTCGCGGCGATCGCCGGCATCATCGGGGTCGTGTCCCCGATCCTCGGAATCGCTTCGTGGTTCAGGGGCAAGCAGAAGCTGGACGATGGACGAGGCTGATCAGGCGCAGGGCAAGATCGAGCAGGAGATCGCTTGGGCTCTGGCGCAGCGCAAGTCGGTTTTGACCCCGACCGGACGCTGCTGGTTCTGCGATGAACCAGCCGGGCGGCTGTTCTGCTCGATCGAGTGCCGTGAGGACTACGAGCGCCAGTCTGCCGCACATCGTCGCAACGGCGCGTGAGATACTGCCCCCGTCTCCTTGTGGATTCCCACCCTGACAGGTGAACCACTTCGCTCCGGTCTTTTGGCCGGAGCTTTTTTCAGGGCCTTGGCGTTTTAATGGCGTAATCGCTTAAACGCGCGGCCCCCCAGAGTAATGCTTGGCAAGCCCCGCCGAGATCAGCTTGGCGTTGATGGACTCGCCGTCTCGCGTCCAAACGACCGCGAGCCATCTGCCGAACTTCTCTGTCTTGGTGCTCTCAATCTCGACCTTGGATCCGACCGGGCACTGCTCGGATGCCAGCAGGATCGCGTCGGCATATCCGGGCTGGCCACGCTCAGGGGTGTTGATCCCATCGAGCCGAAACCTCTGTCTGCTAACCGTGTAGAAGCCAAGGTCGACTTCACAATCGACCGTGTCTCCGTCGACCCAGCGAACGATGGTTGCTTTGTACCGGAAGGCAATCATGACTGATCCTTTTGATCACAAACGTGGTTTTTTGGCCCTGCCATTAAGTCATCGACAGAACATGAAAGGCACGCTGCAGCCCGTTCCAGCACGTCGGCGCGAAACAGCGTAGCCCCCGCCTCGTGCCAGCGAACCGTGTTGATGCTGCACTGGAGAGCCTTCGCCATATCGGTCAGGCTCAGGCCGCGAGCCTTGCGCATGGCCCGGAAGGCGTCCCCGAGCCGGGCCGCCTCCGGGCTGCGGGCCACCGGGATGGTCGGACCGCTCATGCTGCCTCGGGCGAGACCTCGCCCGTCTCGGGATCGATCGCCTGCTTGGCCTTTTTGCCGGCGAACTTGTCGAGGGCGGCGGTGGCGCTGCCGGGCTTCTCGGCGGGCGCGCTGGCCTTGGCGTCCTTCGCGGCGCTGGCGGTCATGGCGGCCTTGTTGTCGACCACGCTGGCCCACGTCGCCTCGCCGTCCTTGATCGCGCCGTAGAGCCCGCGAAGCTCGACCAGTTCGGCCGGGCTGCAGGTCCCGATGTCGTGCCCGAGGAACTCGGCCAGCATGTCGGCGCGCACGCCGATGCCGCCGAAGGCGTCGACCATGCGCTTGCGCTCGGCATCCGGATCCCGGGCCGCCTCGTCGAGCCGGACGGCCTTGATGATCTCCTCCGCCTCGTCCTGCAAGTCGCCCGGGATGATGCGCAGCCCGAGCGTGCGGATCGCCTTGCTGATGAGCGCAGCGCGCTTGTTCAGGAGGTCGTCGTCGTTGGCCGGGACCGTGTAGGTCTTGCGGCCGCTGGTGTTCGCGCGGACCGAGATGTAGGAGCCGTCGTCCAGCGGCTTGCTGCGCTCGACCGTCTTGGAGACCCGGACGTCCTGCGGGTAGGTCGTGTTGCTCTCCAGATCGGTGACGCTGACCCGGTGGACCTCCTTCTCGGCGTCCTCGAAGATCATGGTTGTCTCGACCAGCACGTTCGTCATGCAGCGCAGGGCCACCTCGACGAAGCGGATGCCGAGCCCCTCGACGCCCTGCCCGATGGGCTTGCGGTAGTAGGCCGACTTGTTGTTGGCGAAGGACGGCCGGCGGCACTCGCGCAGCAGGTCTTGGCGGGCCTTGTCCCAATTGCGCGGGCGGTGCATCGCCATCACGTAGCGCGCCTCGACCATGGCCTTCGCCTGAGCGGCGACGGCGCTGGATGCGCTCTCGGATCCGGCCGAAACGAGCATTCCTGTCGGCTGCTGGAGTGTTGTCATCTGATTCATTTTTTTGCTCCGATCTTGACGGTCAGACCCCCGCGATAGGTCAACTCCTCCTGACGGCGCGCGGGGATCTCCTTCGCCGGTCGGGTGATCACTGGCCACGTGATCGAGATGTCGGTCCCGGTCGCCCGGGTCGCGGTGCCGATGCGCGAGGCCAGCCGGGCCTTGATCGCGTCGAGCATCCGATTGGTGAAGTCGGCATGGCTCTTCACGCGCGCGTAGCGCCGGGCCAGCGCCTCCGTCGCCGCCTCGCCGGAGAAGTCCAGCGCCTGCTCCTTGTCGCCAAACTGGTGCAGGCTCTTGGCCGTGTCGTAGTCGGCGAGGAAGGTTGGCTCGCGCCCATCGTGCACGCTGGCCCAGAACAATTCGACCGCCTCGGCGATGCGCTGCTGCGTCGGCTCGTGCCGCTCGATGCGGATCCGGTGCAGGCTGTTGCCACCCACGCAGGCGACGATCCAGCCGTGCGTGGCCTTGGTGACGCCGATCTGGGCCTGAAGCTGCAGGTTGATGTGGATCGGCGGGACCGGCTCGTCATCGGCCCCCATCCAGTGGTCGCGCCAGATCAGCCAGTCGACGTTCTTGAACTCGACCGGCGGCATTCCGGTCTCAACCGACTCGTAGTCGAGCGAGCTACCCCACCCCTCGACGCTGGTGTGCTGCAGGTAGCGGCGTACCTTGCGCAGCTTCCAATCGGGCCACTTGCTCTGCGCCCAAGCGGCCAGCGCTGGTTCGAGGTGGGTGCCTGCTTCGACTCGCTCGTTCTCCGAGAAGTCGTCCGGGCGCAGCCGGCCGGCTTTCTCCTGCCAGAGCCGGAACCCGGTCTTGTATGGGCTCAGACAGTCGGCGAGGACCGCGTCGTCGGGAGGGGCCTCCCAGAGGTGCGTGATCTCGGATCCGCCGGACTTGGTCGTCCATTCGTAAAACAGGCACGCGATCTCCGATCCGCCGACGTGGCGGCTGCGGATCTCGTGCCATTCGGCTTCGCTGTCGTAGGCGAGTGTAGGCATCAGTTCACTCCTTGTGATGGAACCGATGCTATCACCTCCCTGATACAGAAGCGGTCATTTCGTGCGTCAGAAGTCAGCCGGCTGATTTGATTTGCCCTGTTAATCTTCAGCGCTGGAATGGAGGGTTGTCATGCCTTACCGGAAGTACAGAAACCAGCCCGTTACCGTCGCCGGCCGGCGCTTCGATTCCAAGCGAGAAGCCGCTCGATTCGGCGAACTGCTGCTGCT